AAAGGCCTTTCAAATATAATAGCTGGTTCTATTATCAATGTTATTGTTAAGGATCTACCATTTGATGAATGGTGGAAAACTAAGTATAGCAATGTTTATCTTCCAGAGATGATTGTTAATCTCTATCGTAAAGAAGGTCTCGAAGAAGCAATTTTGTCAGGCAATGAAATCTCCTTTAAGTGTGATAGATATTTTATGATAAATTTGAAATATGATGAATTGATCTTGGAAATACTAAATGAGTAAATTTATAAAATATATTATAGAAAATGATGATCAATGGAAGCAGCTTAGAAGCGAACTTTCTTCAAAGTGTAAGCCATTCATAAAAGAAATCCGTCCCATTGGTCGTTTATTATATAGAGGATCAAATAGGTTAATTACTGATTATCATATTTTCAAATCAAGACTTGATAATAGAAATCCATTAGATACAAAAAGGATTATACATGATGAACTCAACTATTGGTTTGAAAGGAAATTTGGCTGGAAAGTAAGAAATGGTGTGTTTGTAAGTGCTAATTATAAAACAGCTGAAAACTATGGAAATTATTGTTATATATTTTTCCCCATTGGAAAATATGAATACGTATTTAGCTATAATGTTACTGATATATATGTATGGGTTATGTATCATAAGTTGTTTGCTGAGGGTGAATTAGAAGAGATATATGAAAAAGAACGTGCAAAAGGAATGTTGAACATATATACTATCGATGGTGAAAGGGTTGATTACAAAGATATATTCTATCTTACAGACCTTGAACCACCAGAGAAAGAGGGAGAATATACGGTAAAAGCGATTAGGCCATATAAGTCTATAAAAGAAGGTGATTATTTTACTTTTACATTTAGAAGAATGTCATTTGATGAATGGTTTAACAAATATCATTTAGATGCTCATACCACGAAAAGTATTGTTGACCTATATCAAAATGATGATCTAAAAATGGGTATGAGAGAAAAGTCTGAAATATCATTTAACTGTAAAGAGTATTATCTTATAAATACTAAATACACAGCAAATTTATTGGATCTTATTAAATATGGGTAGGCTTCTTGAATGGATTATTAAGACTGGAATATATGCAGGTCGGGGACTTGTTAAATCGGTAGTATCTGATGATATTATTATATGGTATTATATGAAAATCCCTAAAAAGATTGGGCTTATTTGGACAAAAGCAGATGGTGATACTTATTTGAATGACAACTATCTTGGAAAATTTCCTATAAGAGGACCATTCAACAAATTAACACATAGGGTTATTTTACAGTATTTTCAATCAAAACTCGGTATTGAATTTGATGAGGAAAGACTTCTTGAACATCCAATGAATGCAAGAGGTAGGATAATAAAAGACTATATCTATGTTTATGATGAAGAAACCTCAAAAAGTGTAAATGCAGCTATTACTGCTATCAGAAACTACATTCCTGAAGATTGGTGGCTGTCAGATCAGTCTCAATAATGTTAAACCCTTCCGATGAATAGTATTGAGCTCTCTTAGTTCCATGATCTAAAAAGTATTTTGTATGATCTATAATATCATAAACATGGGATCCATTTAATTTTTCAGCGTGCAATCTCAGCGTTCTACCGATACTTTGTAAAACTCTGATTTTTGATTTATATGGAGATGCAAGTATAAGATATTTTAGAGATGGAATATTAATTCCAGTCGCGAAAATCTGATATGTAGCAATCAATACGATATTTCTTCTATTCTCCATCTCTTTTCGCCAGTATTCTCTCTCCTTTACAGGCGTATCACCCCATATAAAAAAAACTTCTCTATCACTTAAATGTTCTGATAGATACGATTGTAAGACTTTACCTTCTTTATCAACTTTACCTACTAATATCAAAACACTATTATCACACTCTTCTATCATATTACGTATAGTTGCCAATCTAAATCTATTTGAAAACACCATATCCTGAACTTCCGAATAACTACCTGAAAATTCATCAGGATATTTGATATTGTAAATATGAACATTGCATTTAGAGACAAATCCAAGTTGTGATAATTGACCCGGACCATATTCTCTTATGATGGGACCTAAGAAACTCTTTATATTCCAATTATCAAGTATAGAAGTCGGCATGGTTCCGGTAAATCCAAGTCTATAGAAAGCATTTGTTGCTTTTCTTAAAATCGTCATAATCTCTCTTGCTCGTGATAGATGGGTCTCATCACAGATAACACAATCGAAAATTGATAACATTTCATGGTGATTTGATAGTGACTGCCATGTTGATATTGTGATTGATTTATCCCATTCCTTTACCTTAGACCACACAACACCAATAGTATAATCACCCAATCCATAATCATTGAGATCTGAATAGAATTGCGAAACTAGCTGTATGGTTGGAACAATAATTAGTGCTTTTTTACATATTTTATTATCAAGAAGATGTTTAATAATGTAGGCAATAAGAAGTGATTTACCAGAAGCAGTGCTGGAGACTATGATCCCCTTAGAATATCTTAAACAGGATTCTATACAGTCTCTTTGATATTCACGTGGTTTTAGGCTCAGATCATATTTATATGGAATTTCCACACCCTTGAACATTGCTGTGACATCATCATCTACTATTATCCTTGTATTCGGATATTCTTTTTTGATGAATTTAATTGTTTCAAGTAATAGACCATAGGGTAAAGTCTTATGAGCCCAATTAAATACTGTTATGGTTCCATCCCAAAGGCCGGATTTGTATTTCGGTGAGTATAAAAATCCTTCCTTATAGGTTGTGAAATGTTCTTTAACCTTTTGAAGAACACCATATTCATCACTTACAAGTTGTATATAGAGTTTTTTATATGATTTTATATTTAATGTGCTCATATTTTAAGAGAATCGAGATATGTCTTCATATTCCATTGCATTTTTTCTATAGCTTTTACGCATAATCCAAAGAAATCAACACGCCATTGTTGTTGTTGAATCATTTGATTGATTTTCAATATCTTTTGATCTTTTGGTAGATAGTATTTTTCTATTTCTGAAGGTTTTAGTTCTTTATCAAAGTTAAAGCGATAATGATCATATCGCTCTCCTATTATTTTATCTTTAATAGCAATAAGTTGCTCTAATACAGCTTTTTCTCTATTGAAATGTTCTGTATATATTGTTAGATATTGAGCATTTTTTGTAAGTTTATCCGATATGTCGAGCTCATTAAACTCAACAATCTTATCTATAGGATGCTCTTCATATAGCTTTTTGATAACTTCATCTCGATCCATAACTAATTATTTATCACAAATAGTAGGAATTGTAAATTATATTGACAAAACAGTGGAGATATGATATTCTATCAAAAAAATGAATTGGAGGATGACATGCTTGAGATAGGAACGAAAGTTGTAGCTAATGTAGATGGAAAATGGTATATTGCTGAAATATCCAAGTCTGGTAATCTCACCAAAAAGAAACAAATTAAGAAACTCGGGGATGTAAGAGAAAATACAGTCACCTTGAAGTCCTTTGTTAAAGATCACAAGATTGATGTCAATACTAATGATATATTATCAAAACTAAAATGTAAAAGTCTTTATATCCTTACTGAGTCTGGAGAATCCAAACTTGATGAATCTATAAAGAGTTGGGAAAAGCGTTTTTGGGCTCAGAAGAATCCCCTATGTAATACATGTAAAAACAAATGTAAACAATCTCATCGAGTTGATGTAATATATTGCAGAAAATATGAAGGTCAATAATTATGGATCAGACAGTATTACAACGACTCATAATAAAAGCTTGTCTAAAAGATCAAACATTTCTAGCAATGGTATGTAATGTTCTATTGCCAGAGTATTTTGATGATCCAACGTTAGCGAAAATCTATTCTTTAATTGTTGATTATTACAAGATCTATCTAAATATCCCACAGAAAGCGATTTTACAGAACAATGATGATAGTAATATACAAACCGAACTGGACGAGATTGAGAGCTTGGATTTTGATTTGGCTTCCAGCTATCAATATCTGCTTGATAAGACAAATCAATATCTAAAAGATCAAGCTCTAAAAAATGCCATATTAAAATCAGTAGATATTATTAATAAAGGATCAGAGCGTGCTCAAGTAAGGAACCTAATAGACAATGCATTGGCAAAGGATCTGAAAGTTGATTTGGGACTTGATTATTTTGCTACTATTAGTGAACGCCTGAGAAGGATGTTTAGCACTCTACATGAAAGGGTTCCTACGTTATATCCTATTTTAGATGAATATACCTTCGGTGGGTTTCCCCCCTATACCCTTTCCATATTTGGAGCTGCAATACATGGATTTAAGTCAGCTTTGATGGCAAATATGGTGAGCAGACAGGTATTATCTGGGTATAATTGCGCAATAGCTTCTATGGAAATGTCGGAGGATATGTTTGCACAACGTTTTGATGCTCTCTTCTCAAAAAGAGATATCAATAGAATTTATATTACAAATCAGTTAAAAGCACACTTGTTAAAAAAATTGAAAGAGATTAGTAATATGCCTAACTTGGGTAAACTGATGATCAAGCAATTTCCCACAGGGGCAGCAACAGTATTAGACATACGAAATTGGCTGAGAGAATTGATATTGAGGAATATTCCTGTTAATATCATATATGTTGATTATATAAACCTAATGAAACCCTCATATGCATCAAAAGGTGATCTCTATACAGATGTTAAGAAAATATCAGAAGAATTGAGAGCACTATCATTTGAGTTTAATTGTCCTGTTGTTTCAGTAACACAGCTTAATCGTGAAGGTATGAGAATTGATCTGAGGGATCTTGATTTTACATTCATTTCTGAATCTATTGCACTTGCAGCTACAGCTGACTTTTTAGCTATTATTGGTGATGATGAGGATTCTCGTGTATATGAATCTGAAATTTCAATTAAAATATCTAAAAACAGATTAGGTGGTAGAGTTGGAGAAATAATAAAGATGTATTATGATTCCAGAACTCTTGGTATTTACGACACCACAGAACTTGATTTGTGGTTGAGTGATGCTCAAGAAACTGGTGATGAACGTTCTGTAGCTTCTCAACCTGAACCAGAGCATAGGGGACGACGGAGATAATGGTTTTTATATGGAGTATAGTGATAATAAAGCAGAAAGAATAAAGATACTACATGGTGACGCATATACCGTATTGAAAACATTGCCAGACGAAAGTGTTCAGTGTTGCATTACAAGTCCGCCATATTATTTGTTACGAAACTATGGTATAGATGGACAAATAGGCATTGAACCTTTACATGACTGTTTAGGTTGGGCTACTGGCAATAATTGTGGTAAATGTTATATATGTCATTTAAGACAAGTGTTTAGTGAAGTTAAACGGGTTCTAAGACGTGATGGCACATTGTGGTTGAATATTGGTGATAGTTATGCTGGAAGTGGTAAAGCTGGAAATAATCCAGAATATCAAAAACAACATACTGAATTTGGAAAGTCATCTAAACATAAAGAACGATTTGGACCATCTGTTAAACCTACTGGTGGATTAAAAAACAAAGATCTTATGGGTATTCCTTGGAGAACGGCACTTGCTTTACAGGCAGATGGTTGGTGGTTACGATCTGATATTATTTGGAATAAACGTCGTGTGATGCCTGAAAGTGTTACTGATAGACCTACAAAAGGACATGAATATATATTTTTATTGACAAAATCAGCAAAATATTTTTATGATTATTTTGCTATCAGAGAAAAGGCTGTATGCCCAGCTGGAAGTAAAGGTGGTAAGGGTTCAAAGAAACGATCATCAACCAATGGTGTTAATTCAAGACCACAAGAATATGCTATATATGATGGTTATAGAAACAAAAGAACTGTTTGGGATGTTTTACCACAAGGATTTAAGGGATATCATTTCGCTACATTTCCAGAAGAATTGATTAGACCAATGATTCTTGCGGGAACATCTGAAAAGGGAAGATGTGCTAATTGCGGTTCACCTTATGTAAGAAAACTTGAAAAAACCAACGATAAAATTGAACTACCTAATGGAAATTTGGTTGAAATACCAGTTACTAAAACTATTGGATGGGAGAAGACTTGTAAGTGTAATTGCTCAATAATTAAACCATGTGTTGTTCTTGATCCATTCAATGGTTCTGGAACTACAGGAGTTGTTGCTATCCAACATGGTGTTGATTATATTGGTATTGAAATAAAAAAGGAATATATTGAAATGTCTGAGAAAAGAATATCAAAGATATTGGGAGGAAAGTATGAGTAAGTGTTTTACAGTCCAATTAGATCATGCTGATGCAGTTATACCTAAGAAGGCGCATCCATCTGATGCAGGATTTGATCTATACACACCAGAGGATGTTTGTATATGGCCCAATGACATTCAGATGGTCAATACTTATGTAAGAATTGAGCTTGAGCCTGGATATGAAGCGCAAATAAGAAGTAGATCTGGACTTGCAGCTAAGAAAAAGTTGTTTGTTCTTAACTCTCCTGGAACTATTGATAGCACATATAGGGGACATATAGTCGTTATTATGTATAATCTTGGTGCTAAGAAGATTATTCTAAAGAAAGGTGATCGTATAGCTCAGATGGTAATTCAGAAGATTCCAGATATTGAATTAAAAGAGGGAACGATTCATCTCAAAACAGAACGAGGAGAGGGGGGGTTCGGAAGCACAGGATGATGACAGATAAAGTTTTAGAAGCTTTAGAATTATTAGATAAGAATATTGTAAAATGTACCCGCTGCGATTTATATGTAAATGGATCAGCAAAACCCTATTGGACACCATTATATTCCAATATTGCCATTGTTGGTGAAGCACCTGGTAAAAATGAGGTTGATGAAAATACACCATTCTGTGGTAAAGCTGGAAAAATTCTAATGGATATTATCAGTGAATTGGATCTTTCACGCGAAAATTTTCTTATCTTGAATAGTGTTAATTGTCGTCCAATGTTGGATGGGAAAAATGGTAAACCCAAACCAAATCAGATGGCGGCATGTAAATTCTGGATTGAAAAATACTTTAGAGTATTGAAGCCGCATAAAGTGCTTTTACTTGGTGGATATGCAGCGGCAAGTTTACTTAATGTAGATAATTGTGATATTATTCGTAATAATGGCTCAATAACTGTTAGAGATGGTATTACCTATGTTAGAACTGTTCATCCAGCATATACCATATATGACAGTAGTGGTAGAGGTTTAAAACTTCTTAAAGAAGGTATGACTATATTTTCAAAACTATAAAGGGATTGGACCATGGAAGACATTAAAGTTGTGGTAAATGGCGTTTTGTGGGGCAGAACAAAACAGTCCGGCGCCCTTGGCAGTATTGTTGAAGTTTGCATGGAAAAGCTGAATTACATGTCCAGGGAAGCTATGATTGAATGGCTTTTAGAGTCATGTAATCTTGCTGAGGAAACATTGTCATGGAAGAAGAATGCTACCCTTGCCAGACGTATCAATTATATACGTGAATACCTAAAACATCGTGATCCTTCAAGAGAAGTAGTTATGAGCATGATTGTGAATACTGTTTTGTCTGGACATGGGCTTGGTAATCTATCCGGGTTTGGATATAAGATTGGTAAAGCCAGAAGTAAGATCAATCCAGAAATAATGTCTATTAGAAATATCAAAGAATGAGGCAATCATGATGACAGATAATGAAATTAGAGACATAATTATTGATGAGTTTGAAAAACTATCAAAAATGTCTGTAGAAGAATATACCCTATATAGAAAATGGCAGGAAATTCATTTCAAAGAGTGGGATGCATATAAACTTGATCTCATATACAAATGCAAGGAAAATCTATGGATTCCAGACGCTCCTGAAGATTATCTAAAGTTACAACCAAAAGTCATTCTTGTTGATGATAAAAAACTATCAGACATCTGGAATACTCTTAGAGTAATGTGCTCAACAGCTCATTGGAATGCTAATCCTGGAAGAAACAAGAGATTTATTGTTTCAGATGAAGTAACAGGTAGGTATCTCGGAATTATTAGTATTGGTAGTGATTTTATTGCTGTTGGTGGTAGAGATAGGTATATTGGTTGGACTACAGAGAATAAAATAAAACATGGTAAGCTCAAACATACTGCAATGGGTAGTTCTATAATCCCAACACAACCTCTTGGATATAATTATATGGGTGGAAAGTTAGTTGCCCTACTAACAATTTCTAATGTTGTTGAAAATGCATGGAATAACACCTATAAAGAAAAATTAGCTGGCATCACCACCACCAGCCTTTTCAATAATTCAAAGGGTATGAGTCAATATACAAGACTAAAATACTGGCATAAGTGTGATCCAACAACTGGTGAAGTTCAAATTGAGCCATCTGACTTGACATATAAGAAGATAAGGGAATGGATGAAAGAAAATTATCCAACTATAATCAAAAAATTTGATAATGTTTCTCATCCTAAGATGCGAATAGTTACATTCGCTATGTCAAATCTCAAGATTAAGCGTTATTCAAGTAATTTTACACGTGGTGTCTATTTTGCCTGTTTATATGATAATACAAGGGATTTCCTTTGTAATAAGACAGATAAACTTGGGAATAAGGCTTTTGACAATAGTGTTGAGGCAATTACAACTTTGTGGAAAGAGAGGTATGCAGCACCAAGATTAAAGAGGCTATTGGAGGATAATAGATATAATAAGAATATATTATATTATGATGATATTATCAATCTATCATGGAAAGAAACAAAAGAAAAATATCTTGATGATGTAGGAAGATGATATGGTAAAAATATATTGTGATAAATGTAATAATCGTTGTGGATCAGACTATAAAGTGGTTTGTTATTCATGTGCATCCTCTCAGGAAGAAGAGATCAAAACACTTAAATCCACTATAGAAAAACTGGAAAGAAAAATTACCAGATTGGAGTCTTTCTGGAAAAATTCAAGGCCGCTATAATATACTGTTTATGATGAATTCTATTGATTATAAAAGACTAACACAGGATTTTTTACAACGGACTGGAACAAAAATCACTGCAGAATATCAGACATCTCGAATAGTTCCCTATTTCAGTGATAATATACCCAGAAACATATATAAAATTATTATAGAACGTGATGGTAAAAAGTGGATATTTTCATACACCCAAGCATTAAAATGCAGTGACGGACAAATACCAACACCATATCAAGTTTTGGCACATCTCACAAAATATGACGTCGGCACTTATAGTGACTTTTGTTCTATTTTCGGATATGAAAGGGGATGGTATAGTCATAACATCTATAATGACGTTGTGAGAGAATATAAAAATGTTATATGGATGTTTGGTGATGTTATTGATGAACTTCGAAAAATAGAATAGAAAATAGGGAGGAAATGAAAAGACGTTAGGTAAAGAATTAGTTTATGGGCAACATTGGACTGATGAGGATGACGTCTATATATTATATCCTACAAACGAAGAGGGAGCACTAAATTGTTTCTATTTTTGTATCAAGGGAAAATACAGCGAACTTTCGGTATATTCATCAGAAATGGTATTTGTTTTTGAAAATAAGAAACTTAAAAGGATATATTACTAATAACAAAAATTTTCCGATAAGATTAAAATAGTATAGGGGGGAAAAATGGCACGAAGTAAAACAGCAAAAAGTATTAAGATTATTAGTAGATTGGTAGATGCTTTGAAAACACCTGATGTATTTAATGTAATCAAGTATCAGAATAAGAATGAAGATTACATTAAAGCTCAGATGTATCCTTACTTAATCAGAGAAATTGCAAAACTATATGAAGACATCTATAAGTATAAACCAGATACATGCTCAGAAAAAGCAAAGAAAAATCTTCTGTGGGAAGGCAATAAAAAGACCACCGTTAAGAATATCTCATTGTTTGGAACATGGCATCGCCCTGATATGGTTTTAGAATTTGACAAAAATACAAGAATAGCTATTGAAATCAAGAGGGGTGATGATGGTAAATCTCTTCGTGAAGGTATTGGACAAACCATTGTTTATAGTCAGTATTATGATTTCACCATTCTATTATTTGTAGATATTGGAAGGGATAAAGAAATTCTAAACGCTGTAAATGGTGATCGTGAGAAGGCTTTTAAGGAGTTATTGTGGAATACATATAATATCATATTTGATGTTGTTTAACAGCCTTTACAAAACCAGCATATTGTGTTATATTAAATTAAAACAACGTGAAAGGTTGTGAATGATGTTTCGTAATTGTTTCTTCGATACAAAGAAGAGTAAAATATACCTATGGGAACAAATCAATGGTGAAAATCTATATACCACCATTGATTGGGTTCCCTATGTTTTTATTAGGTCAAATAGTGGTGATATAACAACAATTTCTGGAGATCCTGTAGTTAAGAAAACATTCAATTCATACTATGAATACTATGAATTTAACGATAGGAATGGACAAATAATATTTGAAAATAAAGTCAGGCCGGAGATACAGTTTCTTGTAGATAGATATTACAATATTCAGGATACTGATATAATTCCTCCTAAGTTGAAATCAATATATCTTGATATTGAAGTGTTCATTGATGATCCTTCAAATATAAATGGCTGGAAACCAGAGAATGCTGACTGTCCTATAGTGTTAATCTCATGTTATGATGATTCCAAAAACAAGACGACAGTATTCGGTTTGAAACCCTATAATGGTAAGTATTCCAAAGAGAACTTCATCAATTATATACAATGTTCTGATGAAGGGAATCTACTGATAACATTCCTTAATTATATTCACAAGACACAACCGGATGTTATATCAGGTTGGAACATTTCTCAATATGATATTCCCTATATTATCAATAGAGTGATAAACCTCTTTGGTGATAAATCAAATCTTTATGATAAACTCAGCCCTATAGGGATTGTGCGTTTCTGGAGTAGAGAAGGAATATACAATATAGATATAGCTGGTGTTAGTATTCTGGACTATATGGAGATTTATAAATGGTATTCACCACACAAATTGATGTCATATAGTCTTGATTTTGTCGCCAAATATGAAATAGACAAGGGAAAATTGGATTATTCTCAATATAATGATCTTCAACAGCTTTCAGTTGAAAACTGGGATATGTTCGTTACATATAACATCATTGATGCTCTTCGTGTTTATCAACTGGAAGATAAATTAGGATATATCAAACAAATCCAAACTCTTTCACTATTGACTTGTGTGCCAATGAAATTCTATCAGACATTAACTACTCTATTGGAGGGATTGCTACTTAAATATTTGAGACGAAAGAAAATGTGCGCACCTCATTTATATGGTGGATCACAGGAAGGGTATGAAGGAGCATTCGTCAAGGAACCCTTGAGGGGTCTTTATGATTGGGTGTGCGATTTGGATATTGTTTCAAGTTATCCTACAGCCATTATTACTCTTAACATGAGTATTGAAACATATATTGGAAAAATAGTTAATATCAGTGAATCAGAGATGATTGAATATACAATGAAACAGTCATTTCCACCATTTACAATGATGGTGGGATATGAAGCTATAAAATTTGAAGATGATAAATTAAAGAAGTTTAATAAAGCTCTTAAAAACAGATTGATTTGTATATCTCCATCTGGAGCATGTTTCAGAACAAAACCGCCTGGCGTTATCGCTTCAGTTGAACGTGAATTGTTCTGGAGGCGTGTTGAAACAAAAGATAATATGAAGAATCTCAAATCTAAACTTCCGTCATTAAGGGGTGATAACTTTAATAAGACACAGGAAAAAGTATATCGTTTGAATAATTTACAAAACGCTTACAAGACAATGTTAAACTCTATGTATGGGGCTACTGCTGTTCCATATAGTAGATGGTATAATAAGAATATCTCAGAAGCAGTAACATCTTGTGCCAGAAACACAATTAAGATGGGTGTTAACTATGTAAATGAAATTCTGAATAATCCCAATGATAAATTGTTGAAAACTCTTGAAGAGATTAGGAAAGAACTATGAAAAATGTTGATTTTGTTATATATGGTGATACTGACAGTATGTTTGTTAATATTGGTTATTTTCTCAATAAAAACATTGGTGATGATTGGAAAAAATTACCTGAAGATAAGAAGATCTTCTATATTCGTAAAGTTTCATCCATCATTTCTGATTACGTAAACGATCGATCATACAAAGAGGTTCAACGGAAACACTATAATTGTCTTGAGGATGATTTTAGGATTAAATTCAAACAGGAAATTATTGCGCGAAGAGCTCTCTTTGTTATGAAGAAGAAATATAGTCTTTGGTGTATTGATGAAGAGGGCATTTCGACAGATAAGATAAAAACCACGGGTCTTGAGATTGTAAGGTCTGAGACACCAGAAGCAATAAAACCAATTCTTACTGAAATTATGGAGATGATATTGAAGGGTGTTTCTGATGATGAGCTGTCTGCAAAGATAAGTAACTATAAGAAAGATCTGTATAGTGTAAGACCTGAAGAAATTGCAGTTAATATCGGTGTATCCCATATAGAAAAATTTATGAATAATGGTAGTCCTGTAAAGGGGACACCTTGGCATGTAAAAGGTGCTATGAATTATAGAACTCTCATTAGAAAGATGAATCTTCAGGGAAAATATAGAGATATAGCAGAGGGATCAAAAGTAAAGGTTGTTTATTTGAAGAAAAATGAATATAAGTTTGATTCTATTGCTTTCTACAGATGGCCAGAAGAATTTGATAACGTGTTGAAAATTGATTATGATAAAATGATAGAAAAATACTTTATTTCTAAGATACAGACAATTTTAGAACCTATAAATAAGCAGATATTACTTAATCACAATAACAAACAAGTTTTGGATGCGCTATTTCAATGAACAAATATGACTTTCACGAAGAGATAATCTATCCACTACAGAGAAAACTGTCAGATTATATCAATATAGAAGATTATGGATTGACAGTATATACAAAGGTTCCAGATAAAGAATTATCAAAGGGATGTAGAGCTTGTAAGTCTGGAACATGGTTGTGTATATATGTTGGGTGGCATTGTATTGCCAATTGTGATTTTTGTCCCCAGCATAAGAGTGATAACATTGATTATACAAAAATGTTTCGTGATAAATGGATGATGGATTACAAGGTATATGTTGATGCCTTTGCTGGATCACTAATAAAGGGTGTTTCATATTCTGGTGGTGAGCCATTTAGTTATATTGATAAGACAATTCCATTTATGGAGTTTGTAACATCTAAAGGTAATGTTTATCAGTGGATTTATACAAATGGAATTATTGTAACTGAGGAATTGATGAAAAGAGTTAGTGATGCTGGTGTTAATGAGATCAGATTCAACATTGCAGCTACAAATTTCTCTGAAAAGATACTTGAGAAGGTATTATTAGCAAAGAATTACTTCCAGTTTGTTACTATTGAGATTCCATCAATTCCAACTGTTGCTGATTATCTGCTCAACAGAGACGGTCTTGATATATTGAATAACATTGGCATCGATCAGTTGAATCTTGCAGAAATGCAAATTAGAGGGCCAAATGTTGAACACTATTCCAATTATCCATTATATGAATTTGCTAATGAATATACATGCATTCTATCCCCATTGTTCAGTAGAGAATTTGTCTATATGATAATAGAAAAAGCAGCCGTTGAGAAGAAAGTCAATTACATCATCAACGACTGCTCAAATGAAGCTAAATTCCTTCAACAAATGATGAAAGACATCAATCCGCTGAACAGGAAGATATGGTAAACACTAATCACGTATCTTAACGCCATTTATTCTATCAATATATCCAGTCTTGTCAGCATGTATAATAATAAAACATATAATCATAAGAATCACCATAAAAGTGAAAACAAAGTTGTAATTTTTTGTTATACTGAGTATTAGACTTGATAACCAAACCATTGATCCTTCAAATAATCCACCATACACAGCAAAGACTGAATAATTAGCAAAATAGAATGTTCTTCCATACTTATCTGCAATATATGGAAAAACGTTGATTGATCCACTGCCAGTTCCTAAACCAAGAAGTATCAATGACAAAATCACAAAATTTGGATTTATAGCACATAGCCAAGCTATAGAACATACAATCATTCCAATTAACATAGCATTTTTTGACCCATAATTATATCCAATCCATGAAAAAATGAATCTTGAAACTATACTTGATGTAGCATAAACAATAACTGTATATAGAGATGCTTCAAAAAATGTAAATCCTAAAGACATCATATAAATGGTGAATACTGCTATTGTTACATCAGCAGAAACACTAAGAGATAAAATAGGAATACTTCTTATTATAGATAAATTTAACATATTGGAGAACAATTTCTTATATGATGATGTCTCACCTTTTCTTACATCAATATCCTTTGTAAAATACAGAAAAAGTGATGCAGCTATTAACAGTAAAATACCATAAGTAAGAAATATCATTGTAATTGTGGAAGATTTTAGAATATGGATTATACTAAGCATTATGATTGGACCTGAACTCATTCCAACACCAACCCACATTACATCATATGTTCTACCATATCCAACAGATCGAGTTAAAATGTTCCAAATTGATAGTGACAGTATTACATAACCAAGAGCTAAAAACAATAATGAACTAATAAAAATATGATAATGATTTTGAAATAAAATAATTAGACATACTGATATTAGCTGTAAAAAAACACCAATCTTAAACATAATTCTTGGATTCTTGTCAAACCAAGGACCTGTAAATAAACATACAATTGTTCTTGATAATCCAAAGAATGACTGAACAAATACTAAACTCTGCACTGGAACTGATAAAGCTTTTGAAATAATTGGTAGTATAACACCAATACCACGTCTTGTTAGATAATTTATGACAGTTGTTAAATACCCAAAAAGATAAATTAAACTCTTCTTATTTACAATTTCCACGATATTCTTCAAACCTCCTTCTAAATAATTTTTTAATTTCTATTTCTCTATTATCTGTTGGTAATTTTGTAAATCTATTATCTTTGGTGATCGGTATGTATTTTTCAAGCTTTCCAAATTTGAATGATGGAATCTCAAAATACATGTCATCATCAAATCCAGGCCAAAAGGAAAGTGATCGGTAATCACCATTAAGATTTCTGAAAAATAATATAACTTCTCTTTTATGTAAATAATCATTTGTAGCTTTTTGAAAATTTCGTATGTTTACTATTCTATATTCTTCTTTATCTATATTATTAGATTCAAAACATTCTATATAATCGGAGACCTTTATTTTATCAATGCCAATCTTATTTGTTATGTCTTCTGCAAGATTTCGTATCCATACAAGTCTATCGGTTGGCTTTTCAAAGCTATTCTTCTTATAGAATATAGTTCCATCAATATCCTTAGCCATTGGTAGATATATTCTTCTGTTATAGTTTCTCAAACCATCAGTCCATGCTGTTCTATATGGTGATCCATCAAAAACACCATTGTAATTTAATAGAACAGAATCATAGAATATCTCTTTATATCCTCTGAAAGTTGTTAAAATCGGATTATATTGAATCAAAACATCAAAATATGGTTTGGAATTATCATACCAACTTATAGGCAAGAAATGGTAAAACCCCAATAAATTCGTTTTTTTAGATATATAGTCATTAAAAATCTTTATATTTTGAGCTGTTCCAGAATATGTTTGACGATATACATTACTAAATGGTAATGTATTTTTAATTATATTATCATCTACATATAAAATATCAGCGTTGATATATTCGTCAATCTGATAGATTGAATCATATATATCATTTATAGATTTATCTGTATCTGTTAATACGATTAAGTTAAATAAGACTTTATCAACAAAATGTTTAGCATAATCACATAATGATAATGGTCCAATAGGGAGTTCAATAGAGCTATTAGTTGTGGAGCCAACAAATCCTATTGTTTTACCACAATCTATAATCTTCTGTAATTCACGATCAAGAACATTT